CAACGGCACTATTAATCCCGTAACGGGCTACACGGATGGGACCAATTATCAACTCTGCATTGGCCCATATTGGGGCCAATTGATTGATGACAATACCAATTGGACAGTTCAATATAGCTGCGATTACAACGGCGTGAGCGGTGGCGCGTGGACGATTTATATGAAAGAGACGAGGAACACCTTCGCAACGGCTACGCAATTGATTGTCTTCAGCGATCCCAATAGCTCAAGTGCAACGGTCCACATGATCTTCGACAGCTACACGCCATAAGCGTCAGAGCGCGAACGCGACATGCCACAACCCCGTCGAGACAATTAAGAAGAGCGCCAACATAAACACAAAAAGAGACCAGTGACTACACCACGTTTTGAACCAACCATCAATCTCGGGCATCTGCTGACGATCATCTCGATTCTGTTCTCGGTCTTCACCTCGGCGGCCGTGATTGTCTCGCGGCAGTCTGTGTTAGAAGCCGAGCAGCACAATCTCGCAGCGCGCGTGCAACTAGTGGAGAACCAGTATCAGCGCAAGGACGTGACGGACGAGTTCCGGCAAAGCATCAACGTGCAGTTGGACGAGATCCGTCAGGAGTTGAGGCAGTTGAACGAGAAACTGAAGTAAGCGTATGCCTGACATCCTGCACTACTTCTACCAAGGGTACACGGTTCATCACGTGGACGGCTGGTTCCACACCGCAGTCCAGCGGGACGGTACCGTGGGGCCGACGCACACGTTCTCGAACATGTTCACCGGGAACGCGACGCCGATACCCAATGTGCAACCCTCGGGCTTCGGTTGCCGGCCGATCATCGTCAACAAACAGATCCTTGTTCCGTATATCGACGCGAACGGGCACCCGGCATTGTGGCGAGGCAACGCTCAGTCTTTAGATCCGGCCTGGACGTCGGAACTGGTATCGAATGACGTGATGCCGGGTGTGAGCGGCTTCAATACGCTGGACTATTCGCCCTCGATCGCGGTAGATGAAAACGGTGTACTGTTTTACGCCTATATGCTGAACGACTTCGCTACGTTCGGTTTGCTGAAACTCTGCACAAATTCCGGATCGGGATGGAGCGCGCCAGCGACGATTTACGACCTGGTGGCGAATCCGCCTCCGAACGATCCGGGAATCGGGATATCGAGCGGCGTCCAGAACGCGGGCCTTTTCGCAAAAGGCGGGAAGGTCTACGCTACGGCCTGTCTTGATCAGCAAACTGGATTGAATTACCACAACGAAGTGCTGTTTGCCATCGTCAACGGGTTGCCCGTGGCCGTGGATCAAGCCAACTTCGCGGGGTTGACCTCGCCTTACTTTGCCGGCCGCGTGATCGTCAATGGAATTCAATACGTCATTGCGGATGGCTCTGGAACCAATGTCGGGATGTTCCTGTATTCAAGCGCGGACGGAGGGAACACTTGGACTCAACGCGCGCAAGTCCTCACTGTCAATGGGCAGACGAACTTCTATTATGATCCCGTGCGACAGCGGATCTACTGTCTGTACTCCCCGACGCTCATCAAACTGCGGGCGCTCGGATATTTCGATCTGCTGAATCCCGGAACCTTCGTGACTCTGGAGACTACGTTCGATCCGTCTACGTTGCCGCCGCTCGCTCCGAGTTCGGCTGGACAAAGCGGCAGTAGCGCAGTGGCGCCGTTTTCAGACGGTTCGGTTGCGTTTATGATAATCGGAAGCAATACACCTGCCGTGCCTCCGAGCAACACGTGGATGCTGCATTATTCTTTCACGCCTCCTAACTCTGTAGCCAACGGAATCATCGTCAATTCCTTCATGCCAGCCACACAGGCCAGCGGCAACAGTCAGTTCTACAGTTTCGTGATGGATTCCATCGTTGCACCTGGGGGATCACAATACCTGACTCTGGCCTTTAAGGGAGAGAAGGTCTACCCACAACAATGAGTCTCTTAGAAGAGTAAGATGATTATATGTCGGCGCTTTCCTCAGAGGTCTCTCAAGTTCCGAAGCCTGACGGCGTGCGCGCGTTGAAGCGATTCCAGAATCTCGGGACGAAAGAACTGACAGTATTGCGGCGACTCCGAGACGAAGACGAAGAACTTGTCTATGAACGCGGCCGCGCGTACATTGACGTGGATCGTGTAAGCAAGGCCGTAGTCTTCTCTTTACTTAGAGCGTGTGCGATTTCTTTGGACAGTTATTCACGACTCGGAGGATGCGAGCGCTATCACATCAACGGAACTGGACTTACATTACTTCAGAGCGCGAACGAGCAAATGTCTCAACCCGTCGAGACAGAAGAGAAGAGCGCCAAATCATGAAAGGAACAACCGAAGCAGACATCATCCGAACGCCGAATCCGAATTGCAAAGCCTGTGTAGAAAGACGGTGGCACACGGAAGAGGAGTGGAAGAATCACCCGAAGCGCGGAACCGGCGTGGAATACAGAAAGGCTCCGCAAACCTGACTTGTGTATTTGCCTATCCAATCCCGGAGACAGTTACGACGTCGTGGCGTAGGTGATATCAATACAGTAGCCTCAGCCATTCAAACCCAAGAGGGCTGGTTCCCAGGCTCGGTGTCGTACCGGAACAACAATCCGGGGAACCTGATGTATGCGGGGCAACCGGGATCCATCGGCGCGGATCCCAACGGATTCGCCATCTTCCCCGACTTTCAAACCGGCTGGCAGGCGCTACTCAATCAAATCTCGCTGGACGCTTCCCGAGGTCTGTCCATCTTTCAGTTCACATCGAAGTACGCGCCTGCGGCGGCCGGCAACGATCCTACGGCCTACGCTAATTCACTCGCAGCGGCAACCGGAGTATCGCCTTCGGATTCTCTCGCCGCAGCTCTGGCGGGCTCGCCTTCGTCATCGGGCGGGCTGTTAGACACGTCAGGCTTGGATCTGTCGTCTATTCTGCCGTCTGATCCCATGAGTTGGTTGGTTTGGGGCAGCGTGGGGGCTTTAGTACTCGTGCTGATGAGCCAAAACTAAATGGCCACCCCGGTTGATCTTCGATGGATAGATGATGGCGTTTCAGGGGGCCACGCGATTGCGCAGTCCATTGTTAAAAAGGCATCAACGTCGAACGATGGGAACTCATGGACCGCTCCCGCCACGATTTATGACGACACTGCCCATCCACCGCTTGGAGTCGGTTCAGGGCTAGCGTTGCTTGATTTGTCAGTCGGCCAGCCCAAGGAAAAGGGCTACCTTGTGATGTTCGGAAATCCTGAGAATCAGTGGGTGTACATCCCATCCGACTCAAGTATTTCTCCGGTCATCATAGATCCAGTTGTAAAACCGATCTCTAATTCCGGGTTCAGCGTTACGCCAAGCGGCCCGTGGGTTGCTTCATCTGGCGCTCTTTACTTAGCAGCTTATAAGAGCACCGGGCTGCTGATGTGCGTGTATAAATCGACTGACAACGGTGCAACGTGGGTGTTGAAGGATAATTCCCATGCGCCGTCGTTTGCTCCCGCCGGAGCCGATCCGATTGGATGGGTATGGGACGATGCGAACCAACTTATACAGATTGTGTGCCCGGACGCTTCCGGTTTTCTCGCCCTGTGCGAGTTTTCGACTGCGACAGACACATATTCGGCCATCCACGATTCCAATCTAGCAGGTCCGAACACTCAGGGCTTCGTGCAAGTCGGAAAGATCGGATCAACTATCTTTGCTACTTATGCCGTGCCCAATGGGTCCGGGCACGGTGAATGTTTCATCTCCATCTTTTCTGGCGGCTCATGGACGACGGTTCAAGAGAAGTACTCGACAAATATCGCGGGAACAACGGATGCGACCAACTGCACAATGGCTGTCGATTCAACGCGGTCTCACTTATTCTACGGGTTTGTCGCGCCTGGAAACATCATCACGATGTTCTACCGCTCCTGCGCCGCGGATGGAACACTCGGGAGCATCTTCGCGTTTCCGGCCGGATCGGGGAACGGGGATTTGACGGGCGCTCCGAACGACGCGATTCAGCTTCCCTACATCGACCAGGCCGGCAATGCGATTGCCATCTCGAGCCGCACTTTTCATCCGGTCACGGGAGATCTTGTGCCAGGAATCTTTATCGGAACGCCATTGAGCGCGCCGGCGTGGACCGGACCTATCCCTGTTTGGGATTCCCCGACTGCTCAATACTACGGGGGAGTGCTGGCGGCGTCTTCGCTGCCTGTAGTCATCACGGAACTGACACTTGCTTTTAAAGGCACGAAAGTATATCCTCAACCCAAGTAGTTCTTTATGCTGCACATGACGAAAAGAGCAACCTACGGTTTCTCTCTTCGTCGCTTCACTCTTCCCTTTCTGATTCGATGACGCCAGAACAACTCAGCGAGTTTAGCGAGGTTGGCAGCTTGGTATTGCGCGGCGTCTTGGATGCTCAAGAATTGCAGTCTCAATGGGGCGAGTTGAAGCACGCTATTCTGAGCGGATCGGTGCAGCGCGCCGGTCGCTTTGTTCCTACGCCGCCGCCACCGATAGGAGACTTGTGGAAAGATTCTAGATTGACTGCTCTGGCTCAGCAAATCTGCGGGAATCATACGTTATTTCTGAATCGGTTGCTATTGAAGGATTCGACTTGGAATCTCGCGGTCTCGATTCATCAGGATTGGCCGTACTTCTCGGGAGGCGGTAATAAACTCACGGTCTTCCTTCCGTTGTCGGCAGTGAAGGACCAGGGAGGCTTGACCTTCGTAAAGGGATCGCATAAACATGGCGTGTTGCCGAGAGGAATGATTCAGCCGCATCGGTTTCCAGAAATGGAGAACTACAGGCCGGATCTGGAAGTCGGCGACATCGTGCTGATGGACTTTCTGACGTGGCACTATTCACAGAAAGCGCCGTCTTCATCAGACCGTCCGCTTGTTCAGATTGCCTACGAACCATTGGAGCCGAGCAGCTATCTGGCACCGATGGTCCAGTGCACAGTGGGAAGCGCTACAGTACCAGATGTCTAAACCCTTCGATTCGTTCTCGCTTGTGTCCCTACTCGAGCGCGACGGCTTCCAACTGGACAGCTTTCTCGGGACGATTGTACGGCGGGCTTACCGCATCGAATGCGCCACTGGGCCATTCGGAACTCCGTCTTATCCGCCGCAAGATTCCGAATATCGGGAATGGGTCGATCTGCTCGAAGCAGTCTTAGAAGCGCGCGAATGCTTCACTATGATCGAGCTAGGCGCCGGATTCGGTCGCTGGACGGCGCGGGGGGCGTTCGCGGCGAAACAGCGCGGCATTCCGTATCGGCTGATTGCGGTCGAACCGGACCCGACGCATTTCCTGTGGCTCGAGCAGCACTTGAAAGACAATGCCATTTCAGCATCGTGGCTAATGCGAACTGCGGTAACGGACACGCGCGAAACCGTCCAGTTCTCAAAACAGAATCCCGCTGAGTCTTACGGTCAGTGCATCATACGGCACGCGGATGTAGAGACAATCGTGGTGCCGGCCTTCACATTGTCGGACATCCTCGCAAGATTCAGAGATCCTTGGTACTCGTTCCCTGATTACGTAGACTTGATCGACATGGACATACAGGGAGAAGAGGCCAGAGTCGTCCTGTCATCGGTCTCAGACTTAAACGCCAAGGTAAAGCGGCTGCACATCGGAACGCACACGCGCGGGATCGAGCAGAAGATCCGGGAATGCCTCATATCGAATGGATGGACGTGTCTTGCGGATGAACCGTGCGGCCTTCAGGATGGAGCGCAGAGTTGGGTGAATCCCAGGCTTCAAAGCGCGAACGGGCAAATGGCTCAGGCTCACCGAGAGCCCTGAGAAGAGCGCCAACAACATAAGTAAGTGATAGAGAAACAAAGGGCGAACAGGTACTAGTACTCTCAAATTGATTCCTGAGTGAAAACAGTACTTTACATGGGTACGGTTTTGGCGTATTCTCTCCAGTAGAGGTTCAGAGAGACATGACTTTCAAGTTCACCTTTCTTCGTCTTGCGCCGCCCTGGAGTTGCGGCGCATCGGATATTCAGTCTTCGGGGAGGGCGTGAGAAATGTTCACCACTTCAGCGAAGATTGCAGGTGTCTGCGCGCGTTGCGGCAGTCGCTTCTATGTCGGGGATGAGATCGCCTTGGATACGATTGCCGGTAACGATGTAGCTTATCACATTGACTGCACGCCTCAAAGCGCGAACGAGCACAAGTCTCAACCTGTCAAGACCGGCGAGAAGAGCGCCGACATAAAGGAATAACGGCCATGCAGAAGTTAACCGAACTCCAACTGGAAGAACGCCGCTTGCGCTCCGAGAACGTCAACTTCAAACCGATCCCCGCTCCCAAGCCGATCACCGCGCAACCCTCAGCGCATCCGGCCCGCAAGCCGCCAGCCTCAGCGCGCGAATTAGGACATGTAAACGTCCATGAGATAGACTGCCAGCACTGCGGCGGTTCGGGCTTCGATCCCGGCGCGCTCGATCCCTTCGGCGAACTGTGCCCGCGTTGCAAGGGATCAAAGAAGGAAACGGTACGCCGCGACTACCTGGCTGAAGCGTTCCAGATTTGCGCGCGTCCTGATCCGCAACAGAGAGTCGAGCGGGCGCATCTGGTGGCGATTGTCGAGCACTGCCGCGCGTGTGTGGCGGCTGTTATTGCGTTGCCGGAGGTGGCGGCATGAGCATCGACTGCGAGATATCACTGGGCGGCGATGGCGAGCCTATCTCTGGGTTCAAGGCATTCATGACCACGGACGACACGGAAACCACGTGCGTGGAATGCCGTCGGAAGATTCCAGCGGGCCAAGAACGTGAACGGGCGACAGGGGAACTGAACGACGAAGCATTCGAGGTAGACACTTGCCTGGATTGCCATCACATCGCCAAAGGTTTGCAAACGGAAGGCCGGGACTACGGCTCACTATGGGCTCAACTCGAAGAGCACGGCGGCGAAGACGAAAACGGGGCGTTTGAGCAGTTCACAACCGGCTGCTTGGATAAAGTTGAAACCGCATCGGCAAAGCAATACCTAGTCGAGCGATTCAAGAAATGGAAAGGTCTATCCGCAGAAGGGAGTGCGACCAAATGAGCATCCTGAAGTTCGAGCCCAACGAACCACGCGAAGTGGTTCTCAAGTATCCCTCTCCCCGCATAGTCGAGGGCACCTACGGCGATCAGGCCATGTATTCTCTCTTAGGCGGGGATCTGATGTATGTCCCGCTGATCGTCCAGAAGAAACTGGAATCCATCGATGCGAAACCCGGCCAGAAACTCCTGATAGAGAAATCGAAAACGAACGGCAAGGTAACCTGGAACGTCACGCGGCCGGCCAAGCCGCAGCTCGTCGCGAAACTCTTGGACGGGCCAGCGCTCGAAGAGTATCCCGATGAGGCGCCGCGCAAGCCTCCCACAACACAACTCGCCAACGCGCTAAAGACGGCGCTCGCGGCGGCGAAAGAAGCGGAAGCCTACTCCCAAGAGATCGGACATCCGGTCCAGTTCGACAAAGACGATGTAAGGCTGATGGCGCAAACGCTGGTTATCAATGCCAGCAAGGAACGGGCGGCATGAGCCATACTCCTGGACCGTGGAAATCTGGATACGGACGCGGTGTTACTGGTCCGCGTTGCGCTCCGAGTGCATACTGGGACGGATATCCGCACATCGTCGCGTGGCCGGTACGAGCAGGCCAAGATGTCGTCGCATGGGTTATAGTCAGCGGAGATCCGAACAGTACGCCTACCGAAACATTGGAATCGCTTCTGCCGGATGCGCAACTGATTGCCGCAGCGCCGGAACTCCTGAACGAATTGACGATAGCGGCACGCGGCTTGCGTGCTCTGGTGGATCTCGAAGCAACCGCCATTAACTACCGTCACACGGTACTGGCTTATGCCGAACGTTTTGAGGCTGTCATCGACAAAGCGACTCGATCGCCTCAAAGCGCGAACGGGGCAGATGGCGCAACCAGCGGAAGATCGTCCTGAAGAGCGCCAACAACAAAAGAAAGGGAATTATATACTTGACTCCCTTTTAACACTATGGTTCTGAAAGTAGATCACGGTGTTTTGTTGTTCGGTCTCCGGCTCCGGGTGAGACCTCCCCATGTGGCGCTCTTTCTGGGGAAGAGCGGATATGTGGTCCTCGGTGAAGGAGATGGAAAGATCGAAGGAGATGGAAAGACCATGGGCACAGCGTTGAAGCTAGACCGGCAACGGGCAGAAGGTGTCTACGCAAAGCTTGAGCCTTATCCGCCGACAGATCCAGCGGTAAATCTCGTAACGATTGAACGCGTTTGCGGGGATTGTACAGTACTTTCTTTGACAATCGCTCCATCTGAAGCCCGCAGTTTGCTGGAGCAATTGAAATCCATGGTTAGGGAGTCAAGTATATAATTCCCAAAAGAAAGAATAGACGTGTATCCGACTACTATTCAATCCGTCCTTTCAAGCCTTATGGATCGAGGTCTCTCATTCGAACACGCTGAGCAATCTGTTCAGGCTGTGAAAGAGAACATGCGCGGATTGTCTCACGATGAACTACTTGAACTGGCGTACTCGGTCAGTCAGTTGAAACTGAAGGAGGCGGCATGAACATTCACGCTTTAGTGAGACGAGTCTACAAGGAAAGAGCAACCTACGGTTTCTCTCTCCTCGTGCTCCTCACTCTTCCCTTGGTGGGATGCGGCCCGTATCAATACGAGCGTGAAGAGGGACGGGTAGTCAGTTGTAGGGATCAAAGCTACTACCAACTGATTGACATAGAGACGGACGATGGAGCGATTGTCTCTATCTTGACTGACCAAGATGACAGCAAAGCTATTCCGGGTTGCGGGTTGTACGCTCACGGCGGGAGATTCGAGTTCGTACTTCGGAATCGACGGATTGTCTTCGTGAGGGAAGAAAAGGATTTGAAGGAAAAGAAACCGTAGGTGTCGTTTCCTTCAGACAGCGGCATGAACGCAGATATTTACATGTATATCGCAGGCGCGTGTGCGGGCTTCATCTGTACCTTGGTAGGCGCATGGCTAGAATGGAAGAAACACCGCCGCTACTGTGATTGCAAGCGTTGTAGTGCGTGGCGCGGCCGACGCCGCGCGGAAGGCGAACGCGACGGAAAGAAGCTAGAACGATGACCCCCACACGCTCAAAAGCACATCGCACTTTCATCGGCTCGCTGCCTTGCGTAGTCTGCGCTGACTCCGGGATCCTGAAAACCCGCACAGTGGAAGCCTGCCACACGCCAGGATCGCGCGGTATGGGACAGAAAGCATCCGACCTGGACACGTTGCCTATGTGCCGGCTGCATCATGATGAGCAGCACCGCATCGGCTGGCCTCAATTCATCCGTACCTACCAATTAGATGTGCAGTGGTGGCTCAACGAATTGCGCCTGAAGCCGCGCATTGATGTCATGACTGCGGTTCCGCCCGCGAGATACTCGATGTTTTATCGAGGGGATCAGTACTATCTCCTGCCTGTATCGGCTGGCTTCCAGTCTTCGTGGGCGCTTGCAATAGACTTGTGCCGTGAGGTTCTGATTGCTGAAGTCTTCGGAAAGAGGAAAGCCGCATGACCTGCAAGTGTGGCCGCGTGCTTGAACCTGGAGAATGGGGAAGCGCGGTTAGTTTCCGCCTGATCGAATGGGGCCGGGACGCGGGCGAAGATAACGTCACCCTCGAAACATCCGTCGGCCACCTATTGCCGCACGAGCGTGTCGCCGTGCTTGCGAGCATCAACGCTTTCGCGTGTGCGCTGGTTCACGACATCGCTTCAGAGCGCGAACGCGGCAAAGGCTCAGGCTCACAACCGACCGGCGAGAAGAGCGCCAACAACAAAGAGAAATGACGAAACCACGTCCCTATCTAACCCTCTTCACACAATCAGAACAGTCTCTACTAGTGGATCTGGCAAACAGACTGAAGATGTCAGCCGAAGACCTGGCTGAAGAAATATGGAGAGCTACTGACATATGGTCCCTTTAGTCCTTTCTTTCGTCTTGCGCTGCCCTGAAGTTGCAGCGCATCGAAGCAGGCCGTCTTCGGTTGAGGCGGTCCGGTCATGAGCCTGGATGAACACCTTGCCTCTGGCGGCACTGGCTGGTTTGCGACCGTTGGCGGCGCACTTGTGTCCTTCACCTTAAGAGCGTTTCAATGCCTCGCTATTGACTGTCAGGACATTCTGCGACGGCGCTGGACACTGTCTCAACCCATCGAGACCGGCGAGAAGAGCGCCAACAACAAAGAGAAATGAAACAGGCCGTACTCTACTTACGTGTCTCAACCACAAAGAAAACAGAACCAGGGGGAGAGACCTGGCTTCAGAACCTCGACCTGCAAAGGGAACCACTTGAGAAGTTGGTAAGACAACGCGGCTGGACATTGGCAAAGATCTATGAGGATCGGATGAGCGGCGCCGATCACACCCGCCCTGGTTACCGGCAACTGCTGGACGACGCCCGCAGAGGACTGTTCAACGTAGTGGTGGTCTGGAGATTCGACCGCTTTGCGCGCTCAGCCAAGCATCTGGTTCAAGCCTTGGAAGAGTTCCAGGAGCGCGGCATAGACTTCGTGTCCTATCAGGAAGCCTTGGACTCATCCACGGCGATCGGCAAGGCGATGTTCACCATCATTGCGGCCATGGCCGAGATGGAGCGGGACATCCTCCGGGAGCGGACCCAGGCTGGCGTGGACTACGCCAAGACCCACGGTACGAAGTCGGGCCGACCGATCGGGGCGCCGGTCAAGGTCTGGAACCGCGAACGCGCGCGCGAATTGCAGGCCGCTGGCTGGCCCATCTGGAGGATAGCCCTAGAACTAGACGTGCCCCAAACCACCCTCAGGAGGGCGCTGAGATCGACGCCAAAACCCCCTCCAGTGTATGGGGATTCCAGCGGTTGATCCAAAGCGGCTTGCGAGGCAGAATTTCAGTCACCATAAAGGCATGGTTTTGGTTGTTTTGAGGATTACATCATGAGTAGGTCAGGATACGGCTACGAGCTAGACAACTGGGATCTGATCCGGTGGCGCGGTCAAGTCGCGAGTGCGATTCGTGGCAAGCGCGGTCAGAAGTTGGTAGACGACCTGATAGCCGCCTTGGACACTCTGCCGGCAAAACGGCTCATAGCGAATGAACTACAAACAGAGACGGGCGAAGTCTGCGCCCTGGGAGCCGTGGGCTGTCTTCGCGGGATCAGTATGACGGATACCGATCCAGAAGACTATAGCGGGGTTGCCGCCACGTTTGATATCGCTGAACAGTTGGCGAGAGAGATCATGTATGAAAACGACGAATGTTGCCCAGGCGAAACACCAGAGCAGCGATACAAAAGAATGAAGCGCTGGGCGATGAGTCTGAAAGTCAAGCCGCCCGCTTCCGCTTCAGATTGAACCGCACCGGCTTCCTGCCGTGTCCCGAGTTCTCCCCGTGGCCGGCCGCGCGCAGCACGCCTCTAGCAGCCAGCTTCCGGAGCGCCGCGGCGACGGAGGATATCTGTCGTTTCTCCGAGGCCGAGAACTTGAAACCGCGCTTCAGCAGTTCCTTGTGGACAGTGAGACTGGTGATCTCCTTCAGGGACTTCGTGACATGCTCCACAGAAGGCAATAAAATCCTCCAGGCTCGCTTTCTACGTGTTCCCTTGAATGTTACCATCCCCTTGGGTGAGCTGTTCTTTCTGACGCCTCGTAAGGGCTTGAAACGGGTTGTCTGATTCGGCTGCGGCCTCTTCCGGCGTGGAGTGATTGAGGCTACCGTCACGCTCTTGTGTTTCTTGGCGTACTTGCGGAGCTCGTCTACTAGATCGTAGGATTCAAATCCTTGTTTGATTCGTTTCTTCATTCTTTTGGTTTGGCGCTCCCCTCGGCTGTCTCGGTCGCTAGACTTGAGTTGCGTTCGCGCTCTGAATGATTCCATAGTGCAAACGCCGGAGTCTCGCGACGCATATGGTGGCAAAGGGAATAAATATGCTGAACGATCAATAACCCATCGTTTGTTCGCTTCGGCGCGAGCGACGCAACCCAGTCCATCAACAAGACACAGAAGCACACCCTCAGCTCGTCCCATAATCCCGGTTGCTTCAGCGCGCGCACGCCGTCAGGCTTCGGAGCGTCATTGACAGAAGAGGAAAGCGCCAACATAAAGAACTTATCTTACCATTGAGAAGGTTCGCCAAACAAGCTCATCATATCGGAGTAGTGAACCAAAGCCGAGCCCATCTCAAACAGAAGAGCAAGTCCGAAGAGCACGAAGACCAGAAGGATGAAGCCTCTGAGGGCGGGCCAGAACAACTTGCAGAGCAGATGGGTGCGGAGGGTCACGCTCGTTTCCAGCCATAATTCGTTCGGAAGCAATGCGGTCGCATGTACGGTTCCAGGCGGTCGGTGAACTTCAGCGTCAAGTAACACACGATGTCGCCCCAGTCTTTGCCGCGCGTCTCGTACCACTGGATCGCGGCCTTGATCTCGTTACGCTGCGCGGTTGTCATAACAGCCTCAAAGCGCGCACGGCGGGCCAGAACAACTTGCGGAGCAGATGGGTGCGGAGGGTCATTCAGATCGGTACTTCGTCTTCATCGTAGTCAAGTGCGTGATCTTCGTCTGGTTGAGTGATGAGTCTGAGATTTGCAGGCACTTCGATCAGGATGAGCGGGCGGGAGGCGTGTTGCTCGATGGCCGTTCGCGCGGCTTCTTCGGTGCAAGGGTTTATCGCGTAGAGCGAACCGGGTGAGACGAGGCGGCTCTTTGCTTGTGACGCTGGTCGTTTTACCTTCGCTCCGGCTGGAGTCCAGCGGCCCTGAACGTACTCAGGGCTGGCAAGAACGAACTCGCGTTCCGGCAATTCGGGCGTATCGATCCTGAAAAGAACGGCTTGCCCGTATGTCTCGGTCGTGACGAATCCGATCTCTTCTTGATGGCCCATCATCTCCACGACGGCCCAGCCTTCAAACTTCGCTTGTGTAGATTCCATAAGATCCTTTCAAAGCGCGAACGCTGGAAAGCAGCAACCAACGAACGACCGAAGAGGAGAGCGCCAACACATAAGGATCATACTGAGATAATACCAAACTCCTTCTTCCTTCGTTCAAGTACCTGATCCCCAATTCTGAAGCTCTCTTCAGAATGTTGTAACCGGTAGACATCATCCCACTCGGCAGTTCCGTACTGGGGATGCCTGTGCTCGAACCTCAGGTGCTTGGCCGGGATCACAACGCCGTCTTTCCTGGCGAGCATAGTCAAATCGTCATCGACTCGCATCCCCAGGTATTCCGGGTACCAGATGCCTCCCTGGTATCCGTAGTCTCGGGTCAATCGATTGAAGTACGCCCGCGTCATGATGCCGTGCGAGATCAGGCCGTTTGAGGCGCCGGAGTCAACATCAAAGACGGCCTCATGGTCAAAGTCTGGAGATATAAGCCACAGTAATTCGGTATCCCAGTGCGGCGACGGAAACAGATCGTCTGCCAGTGTAATCAGGATCTTTGATTCAGGATTGCTTTCCCGTGCTGCTTGGTTCCAGTTATCGACTGAACATGAGCGCATGTGGTTCACCGCTAGTCTGCTCGATGGGAAAAACGGCGTGTATACGAAGGCGCCGGAATCGACGTGAATCCCCAGGATGTGCTCCACTGTTTCCGGCCGGTCGCAGTTGTCGAACCACGCTTGTACAGCGGGCTTCCATCCGTCCGGTAAGCGGCGCGTGGCGTGGCACAGGCTGAAGAGGATACTCATTGCAGGCTATTCGTCTGAAAACGTTGTATGCCGTATAGTTGGGCATGCCTTATGATGGCCGGCCAACTCGTCAGATTTGTGAAACGCGGGCCATCGTAGCCGTTCATCCAACGCATCAGTCGCAGGTCCGAATCCAACTGTTCGCGGCGAGCCCGAGAGCGTTGTGCCTGGACTGATTGCGAAGCGTGCGTTAACCTCCAGCGCCGGGTTTGCTCCGCAGCTACCGTTCGCGCGCGGCATACCGGACAGTTTTCGCATTGACAGCGCCGCACTTTAGTGTTGGTACTTTGCTTCTATGAAGTCAGCGGGCTGACCGCCTTGTGCGGGCTGCGGAATCGAGCCAGCAAGAAACGTGATGGACGGATTGCACGTTGCTCCGCTACACGTGATCGTGTAGTCTCCGTTGGCGACAGAGAGGGCGATGCCATTGCGGAAGATGGTCTGCGAGTTCACCAGAGGCGCGAATCCCAACGTGAACGTAGCGTTGGTTCCGTCAATTGTGCCTCCTGGAACTTCGTCTGCCCATGTTGGTCCTGTCGACGTAGCGGCGTTGAGGGCACCGCCGCTGATCGAGAGATTGGTTCCGGCTTTAATCCACGCCACAGCGGTGCTGTTTGGCAATGTAGCAAGCAGGCTGCCGGTTGAAGAATTGACATCGCCGCGAATCTGGTTGGCGAAGATGTGGGTGAGCCCTATCAGGCCGCCTGTTGAGGCCAGCATCAGGGCGAGGGCTGCGAGAAACGGTACGAAGCGTTTCATGGTCACGCCGCCACGAAGAAATCGTACTCGGTTCGATCAACCTGGTTGGACGCCGTCTCGCCGTGCCCGACCTTCATGATGAAGTCGGTATAGACTTCCGGCTCTGGATCCTGAATGTTCACCACGTCATTGATGGTCCTGATCGGCACACCGTTCTTGAACAGTGTTACATCCACATTGCCTCCACAATTTCACGTCTTCGAGAGCGGAGACGGAATCAGCGCGTTGAGCGTGCCCGCCGCTGGCGTGATTAGCGCAGCGGCGGGCGGAAACAGAATGACTCCGGCCACGCCCGCCCCCATGACGGCAACATGCGCGACCGAAAGCCAGAATCGCTTGGACTTGAGCCAGCCCATGTTTAGAACGTCGCCAGGACCGCAGTTCCGGAGGCGATGAAGTTCTCCAGCGCAGATTTCTGCGCTGGAGTCAACGTTGAACTATTGACCAACAAACTGGCCAACGTCAACGCTTCTGAGATTGCGAACTTGAGCCAGAAACTCACGTTGTTCTCCTTTCAGGCAGTCGATTTGGGTTGAGTCTGCGAAGGCGTTGAGGCGCCGCCCGAAGCCGTCACGATAACCGGAACCAGCGCGTCGGCCAATTTTGTAACGATATCGGTGAGTGCCGCGATTTGCGCCGCAACGGATGAAAGTGCGGTTTGCACTACTCCGGTTGCGGTTGCTCCGGTTTGATCCACGTTGCGGATCGGAGGATAGACCGCGCCGGCCGGTTGCTGGACTTCGGTGTCCGCAGCTCCGGTTCGGATCGGGCTAACAGTCTGTTGGCTTTCGACTGTGCCGGTCTGCATCTGATTGACGCTCAGCATAGACACCAGATGATCAAAGGTTGCCGCGTTTTGCGCGCGTCGAAGGTTCAGATCTTCGTAGGCCCGCTGCCGCGCCAGAACTTCGCGCCGGTTATCCAGCACTTCGTCAAAGAGTAGTTTGATGTTCTCCGGTCCACCGATCAAGGTGTGCGGAGGAACTTGGGTTGCTGCGGAACAAAATCCGCCAGCCGGGGCTGTGTCTGACATTTAGGTTCTCCTTTAGAGTCCAGTATACTCTCTCTTCGCTCTCTGTTTGCAAGCACCTTCTGTCTCCGCATTTTCTTTGCTGAGGGCGCTCTTCTCAACTGTCTCGACGGGTTGCTCCAGTTGCCCGTTCGCGCTCTGAAGGAAGCACTGGTCGCAGAACACCGAACGTAACGGGTATATGGTCACAACTTGTTGGTGACCGCACTCCAGAATGTATTCCGACAATTCCGTGTCTCTTGGAGCAGAATGACGGCAGCGGTCCTGGTCGATAGTCGCGACGATCTTCCGCTCGAACCTCTCGTACGCCTCAAGAGACAACTTACTTCTCCACCTAGGATCTAGGTGCCGCATCGCCACGATCGCATCCGCAATGCTATCGCGCTTCAGAGCGCGCATGATCACACTAACGGCAAGCTTCAGGGTAAACATAACGCCTTTAGATCATCAGGACTTCCGTTAAACCAGTCCAGGTCAACAGGAGTGGATATCCCGGGCACCCTGCCCCACTGGTATTGCCAGAAGGTATACTGAGTCCACGGGCGCGGCGTCACTATGGTGACGTTCTTGTCGTAGTCGGCGAACCACAACGGCAGATCCGCGCTCGGGATGTTCAGCTCGACGGCCATCCAGCGATCAAGGTAAAGAATCGGCTTGGGCGTGTTCCAGTGGTCCGATAATTCCTTCAGCAGCGCTTGAACTTCGGCGAGTGTGATGCGCTGGTCTTCAATGTCGATTGCTAATGGAAGCGAGCCGGAGCGATCCACGGCATTCAGGAACGCGAACAACCAACCGGCAGCTAAACTAGCGGGCGTTGCCGCCTTCATATAATGGTACGGCCCGACAATCAGGCCGGCCTTGCGCGCCTTGGCCCAGTTCGACGTAAATCGAAGATCCCGTGAGACCGCGCCTTCAGTCGCATTGATGTAGGCGAACTTCACGCCCGATTGGGCGACCTTCACCCAGTCGATCTGCCCCTGGTAGTGGGATACGTCTATGCCTGGAATCATCCTCAGTAAACTCCGCTCATGTCTTTCATGTTTTGGCGCTCTTCTGGACGGTCGCTCGTCGCTTGAGACTTTCCCGCGTTCGCGCTCTGAAGTATAGACGCTATTGCGATCAAGGCTGAGATGATGCCAATCCCCACATCACCGATGATGATAGATAACTGCCGTGCTTCAGAAACAGATTGGGCCGGAGTAGCACTGATCAATATCGCCAACAGCACAATCGCCCCAAACGCCCACAGCAACCCAAGCGTCTTGGCTGAGTACAATAGAAACTTCATCGTGGGAGCCTGTTCAGTTCTTCTAGGTCGATTATGTATTCGCGCTCTTCTCGCGTGTTGGGGTCTAGTTGATTCTGTCGTGCGTTCGCGCTCTGAAGCCCTCGGGTTGCAGTCATGCGCTCATACGTCGCCTTGTGGAGTTCCTTCATGTCTGAGCGGCCTTCGCCCCAGGCCACCAACCAGCAACCGATCCGAACTACAAAACGCGGGGAGTGATAGAAGAGCAGCCACGCGAAACTGACGATCAGATAACCCCACAGCAGACTAATCACGCGGTCCTCCCGGTCAGTTTATAGCGGACTTCGGCAAGAGAAATCAGAATCAATGGCTGTGGACGATCCAAGGCTTTCTCAAGAAGCGATTCGGGCGTCAACGCGATTACGGGTTGCTGTTTGGCGTCCAGCATCACTAGGTCCACATCTTGCTCGGCCATCAACTTCTCAACCATGCGAAGAGACTTGCGGATCTTCTGGAGCGTCTGATTCTTCCGCTTCAACTCCATCACGAGACCCACCGCGAGTGCTTGGTTGAGGCTGTACTGCCGCTTGTGCGAGCGGATGTCAGGCTTAATCATCTTACGCTCGTGCCACCATTGCAATTGGCGGTTTGTCAGTCCAGGCAAGAGCCTCACGAGTTCGGTGCTGGTGTATTGACGCTCTTCGATCATACGCTGTAGAGTTTCTGGCCGTGAAATAGTATTATTGCTTCGGGACGGAACAGCCATCGCCAAGGTGCGTACCACGGCACTTTCACCGAATGCTTGACGATAATCGGAAATGTCTCGCCGCTCGCAAGAAACTGCGGGGGAATGCAGGCTAATGGCAACATCGAAGCCGGGATCGAAGAGAAGCGTGAATACTGAACATCGCAAGCCTTACCGAGTAATCGATTTGTATTGATCGCTAGGCTTTCCAGTTTAAAACCTGCGTCTGTGCCGATCATAAGTTTTGTGCTGACGGTGTTTATTCTCTTTAGTAATCTATCAAAACGAATCGTGCAAACGTAAGTAAACGGAACCTGTGTTGTCATCCTCGGCGCCTCAAAGCGCGAACGTGGCTCATGTCTGAATACCGAGATCGGCGAGAAGATCGCCAAAACATGAGCATCAAAACCTGCATATTGTCCTGTTGGTATTGGTAACAGAAAACATTCATGGTGTCAAGATGTTTTCTGAAGACTGGCTTGCTCGGCTAACCGGACGATGATTCCCCAGCCTCGCACGGTATCGCGCCGACTGAAATCCCGGACGTAACCCCGCAAGCGTTGCCAGTGTTCCTGTGTCGGGAGCAGTTTTGCCAGTTTTCGGATGAGCGGCGGATCGGCTGGCTTCCCTCCGAGTGTCAGAGTTCCGAGGTTTTCAACAGTGCGGGATAGAGATGCGGCGTCTGGTGACCTCTCCGCAGGAGTTCTTTCCTGCTTTTGGGACTCATATAAGGATGGACCAGCAAATGATGTGACACGAGACTTGCCAGCGGGTTTTGATTCTTCCACATCTTTTCCTCTGCCTGTGGATTTCTCCAGAGGTTTAAGAAAACGGTACTCGTTCGAGCGTGGGCCGCGGCGCCGGGGTTCGATGTGTCCGAACTGGACGAGCTCTTGAATCCAGCGGATGATCGACCGGATCGACTTCCCCAGGCGCTTGGCAATGTAGGCGTGGGAGGGGAAACAGAAGTCCCGGCCGCAGGAAACAGCTTTCATCAACCAGTAGACCCGGCGAGCCCAATAACTCAACGTTAAAGGCTTGGGCTTGGGTTGGAAGTACTCGGGAGGGTAGGCAAAGGTGAGTTGAGTCATGCTGGTTCCTCCGCGAGTTCTTCGAGTCGCTGAAACTGTTCGCGTTGAAATTCAAAGGCGGCCTGCTCTGAATCGTCGCTTTCAGTTTCCGCCAGTTTCACGTTCTGGACGGCCTGCCGGTAGTAACTCGGCTTGAGTTCGATTCCGAGCCCGTGCCGGCCGCCACGCACCGCCGAGTAAACCTCGGATCCAACACCCATGAAAGGCGTCAACACTGTTTCTCCCGGATTCGACCAAAGCACCAGGCAGCGGTCGATCACGTCCAGTTGCAACGGGTGAATGTGTTTCTCGTCCTCTTGGTCGCGGGTCTCGCGGTAGGGAAGCACGCGGGCAATCCGCACATCGTCCCAAAACGCCGATGCGTACTGTCTCCATATCCAATGAGAGAAACGGTTCTCCGTCTGCTTTCCTTTCCATCCCCGATAGCGATGAAGTTCGGATGGAATCTTGCGCTCGCCCGCGTAGGACAGCAAGCCTGACGGATGCGCGATAGGAATTGTGTTGACGCCTTTCCGCCTGAACACCAGCAAGTAGTCCGCACTCGCCACCGTGCAGCGTGAAGAGTCCTCGACAATCGACTTATGAGCCAGCGCCTTCGTCAGCGTCCGGTTACGAACCGCCAACGGTTCTTTCCAGACGTGGTAGCGTGCGACATACCGAAAGCCCAAGCGTTCATGGAGCCGGATGATGTCGCCAGGGAAGTCCGTCAAATAGTCGGTTCCTGAGTTGCCGGAAGGCACGTCCATGCAATGCACCGCCGTCATGCGGCCGGGAGCGGTCAGGCGGAACAGTTCCTTGACTACAAATTCGTAGTGCTCAAAGAACTGCGTATAGTTCCAGCTGTTTGAGAGATCCTCGTCGGATGACGAGTAGTGGTACAGTCCGGCGAAGGGCGGGGAGTACACGGAGAGATGAATCTTTTCGGACGGCAGGTCTCGCATCACTTCGATGCAATCCCCGTTGTACAGTGCGTACCGTTCTGTGACTTGCTGAGTTGCTACAGCCATGATGGTAGTCTAACCTCCTCAATGCGGTTGTTCCCGCGAAACACTTTCAATTCCTGGTTCATGTTGGAAACCAGTTCTGTAAACATCTTGTCGGCCTGCTCTGATTTCCTCCGAAGGTTGTCTTTCGCGCCTCTCTCTCCTTCGGTAGCGATGATGTCCACGATCACGGGCGACTTCTGGCCGAATCTCCAGCAACGCCTGACGCTCTGGTAGTACTGTTCGTAGGAGTGCGAGGCGAATGTAACCACATGAGCGCAGTGCTGCCAGTTCAATCCCCAGGCTCCGATCTTGGGCTTGATGATGAGGACGCGGAGTTGTCCGGTTGAAAAGGCGTCGAACAATTCTTCTTTCTCTTCGTCCGAGTGTTTTCCTGAAACTTGGCGTCCGCCCAGGATCAATTGCTCGAGCAGGTCTCCCTCGTCGTTCAGGTGGCACCAGATCACAGCGGGTTTCTTTGTCCCGTACACCAGGTCTGCCGCTTTTTCGCAACGCTCCTGAATTGTGCGGCGGCGCTCTTCACGCTCTTCGTGCATGTTCTCAGCCGGGACAGGGAAGAGCTTCCCCAGTGGAAGGCTCCGAGTCTCGACTATGTGTTCCCGTTCTACCAACGGCGGGAGTTGAAAGTGCTCATCGCTGAATCCGATGTCCGATGGCTTCCGGCAGGCTCGCGCCCACGAGCACACCCAACGGAAGAACGGTTTCTCTGCGTGGCCTTTGAAACGCCACTTTTGACCGTATTCTTTCTTGAATCGAGTGCGCCCGTTTTGCACCATTGCGGAGTTCTGATCGTTCTTGAAGAATCTTCCGAGCATGTCCATCAATCCCATTTCCCCTAGGGCTTCTGATGAGGTACCGAGTTCTGTGTAATCGTTAGGTGCGGCCGTAGCGGTGCATAGCAGACGGTACGGCAGTTTCTTCATAAACTCCGTTACCTGCGTGCGTCTCGCTCCGTTGAATGCCTTGATCGCGCTCGATTCGTCGCACACCACTCCCGAGAAATCATCCGGCGAGAAATAATGCAGCCGTTCGTAGTTCGCAATGGTGATGTGACTCTCCGGCTTTTCCGAGCGCTTGCATTGGATGTGGAATTTCTCGCCCTCGCGTACGGTCTGGTTTGCCACGCCCAACGGCGTCAGGAGCAATACTGGCTTGTTCGTTTTGCGGACCACGTTGTCGGCCCAGGCGAGCTGCATCGGCGTCTTGCCGAGCCCGCAGTCCGCGAACAATGCACAGCGTCCTTTCCAGAGTGCCCAATCGGTCAAGGCCCGCTGGAAGTCGAATAGTTCAGAGGGAAGTTGAATAGCCTCAAAACCGTCCTTGGTTCCGAGTTGCGCCTTGCGTTCCAGAAATTCCCGGTACTCCAGAACCTTGTCGGTCGCTTCATCAGCATCCCGCATAGCAGTTCCCATGAGAGGAGAAAATGTTCTACTCATTCAACGCTCCGTTTGGGAATTATATACTTGACTACCTTGAGCTTCGGTTCTAACCCGAATCGCTGGCCAGTGACCGATTGCTCGATGTCCCTCGGTACCGGGGCTACCCTGCGGCCTGCCAGTCCGTCTCGAATACTGCCAGCAGCTACCTGTGTTATCGCTCATCTTCATCCACAGCGGCATCAAGGTAGTCAAGTATTATAATTCCCCTCCGTTTCTTCTTTATGCTGAAGGCGCTCTTCAGAACAGTCTCGACGGGTAGCAGTAGTTGCGCGTTCGCGCTTTGAGGCGTTCATGCGGATTGCTCCAGGTCGAGAATTTCATCCCGAGCCTCAGACGCACGGAGAATGGCGCGGATGAGGGTCGAAATATGGCGTAGTCGTGGCTTAGGAGGCTCAGGAGCGAGCGGCGGTCGGAGCGGACCCCGGAAGTACATCTGATTCGGATGAACCCAGTGGATGTCCGAAATATCGACAACGCGAGGCCTCTTTCGGACGCGCCTGCTCACGGTCGGCCTCCGAAGGGAAGAGCGAGCGACGAGAGGGAAACCGTAGGTGTCCCTTTCGTCATGTGCGTAAGATTACAGAGGGACTGAAAATCCGATCGGGGGGGCTTGACTTCTAAGCGGGATGTTGGTAATTTAGTCATGCGTAGTTCCTCTCTGAACCAGTTGGAACGCTTAAGACGCCGCTCAATTCACCACTGGGCGGCGTCGTTGTTTTTCACGCCTTGATTTTCACAAGGATTCTCCAAATCTGATGTTCGATCCCGTAATGGGCATGTTTGGAAGTATAGACCTACCCTGATAAGAATTTCAATACCTAAATTCGTTTTTGTTGCCGGGAGAGCAAGGCAAGGCAACCTGCGGTTTCCTTTCCTTGCGATCCTATCCTTCCCGTCAGCCAGCGAGAAAGTTCTTGCGTTGTCCGTCAACTTCATCGGCCCGTGATACGATGCGGCCCTGCTTCCGCAAAATCGACAGTGCCGAATAGATGCTTGGGGCGCTGGCTTTTACAGTCGCTAAGATTTCGCCGCTCGTTTTGCCGCCCTTCTTCAAGGACTCCAGGCACGCCGCCATTGCCCCGCTGTCTTGTCCTGGTCCGATAGCCGCTGTCTTGCGGGGCCGTCCGCGTCCACGCTTTAACGGCGCGGCGATTTGAGCAGGCGCAATTATTGGCGACTGAACAGCGACAGACGGCGGCTTGCCGTTCAAAGCCTCTGAAAGTACGCGAATCGCGGCATTGACCGCAGCATCGTCGCCCTCGACTTCACCGAATACGATACGTAGTTTTGCCATCATTTGACCACCTGAACCGGATGTGGCGTGCGCTCTTCCAACACGTCGCGGAGCGACTTCAGCAGAGCCAATGTGGCGTCGTACAAATCGCTATCATAAACAGGCTCATAATGATGCTTGAAGGTTTCAGCAAGCCGTTCCTTCAACCGTTCATCCGATACCGTGTTCTTCCGCGTCCTACGATGCACCGCCGCCCGTGCAAGCTCCCGCTGCTCCAGAAACACCGGCTCGGAAGTCTCGAACGCATCCAGAAGCAGAAGCCCTCGGTAGTTCATGACTTGCAATTCGATGAACTGCGTCCAGTTCTTGTTCTGGTCGATCCGCGATAGGTCCGACACTGGAATGGAATGCGCGTCGGCCAGGTGCTTCATCAACGGGGCCATGAGTTGCTGAACTTGCTGAGCCTTCGCAGTTGGAGAGGTTGCCAGCAGGGTAGCCGAGTGGAAGATGTCCGGTGGGAAGATGTGATTGCAGAGACGGCACTTCGTTGGCGTTACTACTAAAGGCTCGGTCATTTGATGTTCTTTCGTTTCGCGCCGAACTGAGGTTTCGGCGCGTTGGGGATTCGTGCCTTCTTCTTCCGTGGCTTTGGATTTGGCCTTGAGCTTCTTTCTCGCCGTGGGATTGCTTTTTCGATTCGTTCGTCAATCTCAGCGACTTCCCGTAAGGCTGGCTGCAAATCTGTGATGATCATGTCTAGCACGCGCTTCAGGTCTTTTTCGTCCCATGCGTGCGCGAGTTGCTTGGATAGCCCCTCAAGTAAAACGCCAGCACGAAAAGTCCAACGGTCTGAAAGTTCCTGAAGACGCTGTACGCGCTTGCTACGTATACGCCTGTGATAACGCCGTATGTATCTCATGGTCACTCGCTTTCTTTTGGTTTGGCGCTCCCCTCCGAGGTCTCGACTGGTTGAGACTGGACGGCGTTCGCGCTTTGAGGCTGAGGATGTTCAAACGCACGAGCGTACGACGTTATACCGCGAGTTGAGCACGGATAGCAGTACATGCCTCGGACTGGATCTATAAACCACTCGCTGAACGGTTGGAAGCACCAACAACACAACAATAGCGACCGATCTTGCCTCAAAGCGCGCACGCCGGTACGTCGCAAACAGCGAAAGACCGACCTGAAAAGCGCCAACATAAAGAACTAAAAACCTGACTGCGGACGAGCATCCAAACTTGACGGCTGCTCATCCTCATCCGGTGGTGGTGACCAGGGTTTAGAAGACAAGAACTCCTCAATGAACTTCTGTACCTTCTCGGCGGGTTGAAGGTCCTGCAATTCCCTTTGAATGTTGGGAGGGGCGGTCTGACGGCGCATGTCGATCACGCCCATAATCGTCCGTATGTCCAAACGGACAACTTGATCATAAACGAACGTGCCGAAGCGTTCGAGGAACCATTCGCGGAACTCCATCCCCACGCCTTCGGGATCGCGGAAGATTTCAATGATCGTCGGAACGCACTCGTCAAACAACGGCCCAAACTGAGCGTTGAGGACTTTCAATGCGTCTTCCTGTTGTTGAGGAGTCATAGGCTGCATCGTCTCCTGGGGGGGGCTCGGTGCTTGACCTTGCGGCGCCGGAATCTGTGGGCGCATTCCAGGCTTCGGCTGAGCCTGCTTTGCGAACCAGAGCCTAAGCCCGCCGTCCGCGATCTCCAGAATCTTGCTTCCGAACTCCCGCGCTATACCGGCCCAGTCCGTCCCGCCGCCGCCGTCATTCGATCTGGAACCGCCGCCACGAAAGAGCGATACTAGTTCCTTCGCTTCGAGCACCTGGTCCTTGAAACTCTTGGCTTCGGCCGGCGTGTTCATCTTTTCAAGTAGAGACCGTGTGAACTTCCGCTCTTCCCTCAGTTCCTCAAGAACGTGGTTCAGCATCGCATCCCCGGAACCAGAGCCGCGTTCGTCCAGGATCAACTTCACGAGCGGTACAAGGTCCGCCAATCCGCCGCCCTTCGCCTGGAGAATTTCAAACATCCGGTCCTGACTCGATTGCAGGGCATCGATGACGTGAGCGGTAAGGGCCTTCTGTTCTTCGGCGTCGGCGCCGGGTTTGACTTGCTTGATCGTCTCCCGGATCGCGTTCGCCACGACTTCTGCGACTTGCGCGCCCTCCGTGCCGCGGTTGACCTTATCCATTGCGTCTTGGTGCTTGGCGATCAACTTCGGTTTGGCCCACCACCAATCGCGGTTACGCTCGTCATCGACCCACTCGCCCATCGGAATTTTAGGCGGATACTCTTCGTCCAGGATCGCGACGTACTGAACTCCGAGCACGTTCTGATGCCGCGTGGTTTCGTCCAAGCAGTTCAATTGGATCTTGTAGACGCCCGATCCGAACTCACGCTTGATGTCGTCAATATCGATGGGAACGGTCCATTTGCGGATGTAATTCTTGTTTCCTGTCAACTTCCGGTCGGTGATCGGCTCGACTCGATAACCGTACAGGATTAGTTTGTTCTCCCAATCAGACGGCGGGTAGCTTCGGAGCCGGTCGATCAGGGGAAGTTCATCGTCGGGAGTGCCCGGTTCAGCTTTGGGAGGCTTAGGTGGCTTGTTTTTACCGCCCTTTGGTTCCACGGCCGCTTTTACGAAGCGGGAAGCGCGGTCATCCGCTTGTTTTTCAGTGTCTTGTACGGTTGTTTCTGCCATGTTTCACGCCGATCCGATATGTTCCACGTGGAACATTCGGAATCCGGCTGTAATTCTACAGTACAGTATGCTCGCAACGCAAGTTAAAGGTTTTCTGGCTTATGCTCTAGACTGATGGAGCCTCTACAAGTCGCTGATCCTCTTACGAGTTTGATCTCGCCTGGGGCTCCACATCTCATCAAAGAGAAAGTTCCGGCCGCCGCCGACACCGACAATTCGACAAAACAGACCATCGCGAAAATGTGCGAGTACCGGCGCGCGGCCGCGAACGATCCGATTGTGAAACGCTGGGCGCACAACGCGCACCAGGTCTACGGCCAGAACTGCCCGGACTCGCGCGCAAAAGCGTGGGGCGCGTACTGGCAGGTAAAACACGGCGTCAAGTTCGCATCGGACGAACCGCGGCTGTTTCAGGTAGGGGAACCGGCCGCACTCGATTTGTTGATTGCGCCGGCCGTACTGGTGAGACAGCCGAATCCCGAGGGCGATTGCGACGACTTCACGATGTTGATCCAAGCGCTACTCGATCAGATGGGAATCGAGAGCTACACGGTCACGATCGCCGCGGACCCCTCAGACCCGGAGCGCTGGTCGCACGTCTTCTGCGTTTGCAAACTTCCTGATGGGACGTTGTGTTCGATGGACGCCTCGCACGGAAATTATCCCGGATGGATGGTTCCTCGAGAGCACATCTTCCGCTGGCAGGGATGGGACTCAGCCGGCAATCCCGTCAACTTGCCGATACCCGAGAAACAAGGACTGCACGGTTACATTCCGACGCGTCGTCGTCACGGGATGCGCGGACTTGGAATATGCGACTACGAAGGTGATCCGACGTGCAGCGTCGATACCACCGGAGGCGGTACATCTTCAATTCCGATTGACTGGGGATCGGTTATCTCGAACATCATAACGAGCGGCGCGAAGGTTGCGCAGGTTGCCGAGCTCCCACCTGGCGGATTCATTCAGACCACGCCATCCGGCCAAGTTGTTTCCGCTGGTGGCGGATCCCTGTTTGGTTCGTCTCTGACCGGCGCGTTCTCCTCGCTCGGTTCTTTTCTTCCGTGGATTTTGTTGGCAGTTGTCGGATTCGCCGTCGTGCAGGGGATGGAAGGCGGGCGTCGATGAGGCAACATGAATGAACCGACGTTGCCGCTTCTGTCGGCTTCCGTATCCCGCTCATTCCCGGTGTTGTCCGAGACGCCGGGGCCTTGGTGCTCCACTGACGGGCGGAGCGGCGACAGCGGACAGAATTGCAGCGGCGGGCGCGGCGGGCACGGTGTCAACGCTGGTAGCACTGGGCGCGATCGGCGGGCCAGTTGGTATCGCGGTTGGCGCGTTGATTGGAATCGCTTCGCAAATCGCCTCGCTCTTCGGTGGCTGCGGGCAGACATGCGTGCAGGCGACCCAGTATGCCAACCAAACGGAAACACTCTGGCAGCAAAACCTGGAAACGTACATGAACGCGCCGGTTCATTACGCGAGCTTGCAAGCAGCGGCGTTGAACAACTTCGACACGATTGCCAACGCGCTCTATACCGCCTGCTCGAATCCGGCGCTCGGATCGGCGGGACAACGCTGTATCTCCGAACGACTGGTGCGTGGTTCGGTCTGGGACGCCTATGCTCACTTCAGAGATCCGATTGCGAACGATCCGAATGTAGTACCGGACCCAAGTCCTGTCACTCAAGCCGGAGCATCAGTGTTGTCCGCACTTGGCGTGAATCCCTCGCAGACTCTTTTCGGAGTGCCGCTCTCCAATTTACTTTTGCCTGGGGGATTGTTTCTTGTCGCGCTCTTGTTCTCTTCGGACAACTGATGCAGCAAGGCGAGGATGCTATCGTCGGACAGTTTCCATGGCTTCGAGCCGTGCATGATGTTTGTGATCCTGGTCAGCAGACACCGTGCGGAAAGTCCCTCTTCCTTCAGCAACGAAAAGATCGAGAGCAATTCCGAGACCGCAACGCGTTCGTCGCGCTTCAGCGTGCTCATTTGATTCCGAGATTAGCATGTCTCGCGTTTTCGCTTTTGATGTTGGCAAGCTGTAAGCCTCCGGCATTTGACCAATCGATTGCTTGCGACAACGGCTTCAAGGCATCGGGCGTTGCGGCTTACGCCTACGATCCGAAGAATATCCTAGTGGTTTATCCAGACCGAAACTTCACGCTTCTCGTAGGCGAGTCTTGTGTGATTCAGGGGAAGAAATAGCATGGCGTACCTGAATCTTCAGCCTGCAACTTCGGGAATGTCGGGACTGGGACGACGCCGGCCTTTTGTTGTTCGTAGACGCCGCGGCGTGGGCGTGACGATCGACTGCGTTGCAGATCCGAGCGCGTGCCAGAATGCCGTGCCGTGGTATGTAGGCCAATCGCAGACGCAGACTTTCGCGGCCACGGCTCAATATGCGCCGCCAGTCTACACCAGCAGTTTCCAATCCTCGAACGACCCGAGCGTATTCACTGATCCGGTCTATGTCGCGGCGATGCAAGTGGCGAGCGCGATCCAGGCCGCGAACGAGCAGAACGCGAACACATTCGCAAACTATCAGAACGTCTACAACAACTGGCTTCTGGGAAATCAACAAGGCGCGCCACCTTCACCGCCCACTTATGTGACGCCGCAAGGATCAGGGATTGTAACTCTTCCGCCTGGTTCTCCGCTGCCAGCTGGGACACGCAGTCCGCTTGCGGCTGGAGCAATTCCATCCATTTTCAGCGGCGCGGGGCCATTCACGGCTTACAATCCGCCGGCCGCTGTTGTTCCGAATCCCGTGACGAATCAAGGTCCGCTGCCGCCGTCATCTCCGGCTCCAGCTCCATCAGTTGCGGGTTCGACGCAGACCACGCCGCCGACACAGACGACAACTAATCCCTTGGGCTTCGTGACGCAGCCAGTCGATGTCTTTGGATCTTCGTTTCCGATTTGGGAACTCGCGCTGGCCGGCATCCTCGGCTTCATTGTGTTGCGGAAAGCGTTTTCAAAATGAGGTACGTCTGATGGCGAAATCGGAAATGGGAACTGTTCTGACGCTGGGCCTAGTCGGGGCCGGGATCTACTTCGCTTGGCCTTACATCTCTCAGTTGCTCGGAAGCATTGGCGCTCCACCGACTGCACCGACTATACCGCCTACGACGCCGCCATCGACGCCCGCGAGTCCGGCCAGTTGCGCGACGCTCAGTTTCACGTGTCCTGATGGAACCGTATTGCAGCAAGTCGGACAGGGGCCGAACTGTCTCGCTCCGAATCCGTGGAATTGCCCGCCGCCGGCAAGCAATGCAACGCTCGTGAGCCAATTGATCACGGCGGCGCCCGGTTTCTACAATCCGACTGGCGGAAGCATCGCCGCCAACGGAACGCCCGGGCCGGCACAATGGCCGGGAACCTACAGCGTCTCGGAATGGAATTACATCCTCGCAAACGGCGTGCGGTCAGGCCAGCCGCTTTCCGATTTAGTCAGCGGAGCCTTCGGACTGAATCAGCAGATTGACGCCGCTACTTACGTCGCGGCGCGGTTGAATGCGGGATTGTCTGGACTGGGCCGGCGCTTCGGCGTTCATCGCGGGCGCAATCTGCGGCCTTTGATGCAGGGCGGATACGTGCGCTTGGGTACGCCGATGAGGATACGCTGAATGGCTAAGTCTTCCGATATGGGCACGCTTTTGACACTCGGTTTGGTCGGGGCTGGGATTTACTTGGCGTGGCCCTACATCTCGCAGTTGCTTGGACGCGTACCGACTACTCCCGCCATGCTGCCGATAACGACATTTGCGAGTCCACCTCTAGGGACTCCATCGCCTGCGGCTCAAGCCAATTGTCCGACACTCAGTTTCACGTGCGCGGATGGCACCGTGTTGCATCAAGTCGGGCAAGGTGCAAATTGTGTGATTCCTAAGCCATGGAACTGTCCGGCTCCCGGTATGTCGGGATTGGGCCGGAGTTACGTGCGAGCCGGTACGCCGATGAGGATGCGCTGATATGGCTTACGTTTCCAGACGCCGCGGAATGGGGCAGGCAAACTGTCCGTCCATGCAGCAGCTTCAAGGCATTCAGGACTGCACCGATCCGTGCCAAGTTTCAAATCCAGCGTGCGTGAATACGAACTTGCAAGCCGGGATCGACTACCGGGATTCGCTTCTCACGCAGGCGAGCTCACAGAACAACATGCTCATGTTTGTCGGCTTCGGCTTGCTCGCGTTGCTTGTCTTCGGAGGACTGGGGCGACGATGAGCAATCCGCTAGCACCTTCGCAGCAATCGTTGCGTGATGTCGATCCGCGCGGCCGGATTGACGTTGCGGTTTTTCGACTTTTGGAGATGGTCACGAAGAAACGGCTCGAGCCCGCGTTGAAGAATCGCCCGCTGTGGGATTCAGGACTGGGTGATCTGGTTGACGCCGCAATCACCGAATCGGGCGTGTTTCCGTCTCAGCCGATTACTGCGCGAGACGTGATCCGGGAACTGTTCGGCGGACGGCAACGGAGACTCCGATGAGCCGAAGCAAGAAGCCGACAGTATCGGCGCTGAGTTTAGTCGTCGGTGGTGTCGCTGGCTGGGTGGTCGGGGGATGGCTTTGCTCCCAGGCGAACAACATCAACACGCTTCAAGGCAATAGCAGTTCTCCAATGTGCGGTGGTGGCTTTCCGTGGCTTCAAGCGATCACAGCTTTCGCGGGCGTCTATGTCGCAACGGAGGTTGGACCGTGATACTCCCCCTCGGCCAGAAATCCTCGGTTGCGCTGTTCACCGATGGCGGATCGCTCGGTCACTTGCTCGCGGGCTTGCTTGCGGGGATGATGCCTGAGCCTTATTCGCTTGGAATCTTCGCATTGTTCGCCGGTTACCAGTTAAGTCAGGTTCCTACTGGCGTTCCTTGGGTACGAACAGGCGGGGAGTTCGTTGAGTTCGGCCTGGGCGCTGCGGCTTCGGCGCTTCTGCGGAGGGCCATGTAGTGCCGTACATCCGCACACGTCCGCGCTTTTCTCGCCGGGGCATGGGGGCTTCGTGCGCGTGGTACGACCTTCCGTGTTGGTTGATGGGGAATGCTCAGACTCAAGCGGATTTGATCGCGCGGGCCGATGCGGTCACAAAGGCGCAGCAAGACGCCTCCGCTTGGCAAGGTCTGAATCTGACACTCACGGGCGGCGTGCCGAGTGCGCCTCCGGTTTTAGCACCGGGCGCGATCAGTCCAGGACTTCCAGTCGGATACGATCCTTTGACTGGAACGGTATCACCCGACAACATGACGGGCGCGACGGATGTGAATGTGTTTCAGGCCAGCTTGCCATCCGCGCCAGTGGATCTTACGTCGCCATCGACTTGGGGCCTTTCACAATGGCTCATCGCTGGCATGGTTGGCTTGGGGCTTTTCATCGTGATGCAACCGCATGGAGCTCGCCGATGAGTTACCACATCGCAACTCCATTTCCGATGAGACCGCGCGGCGTCGGCCTGTTCGATAACGGCTTCGATCCTTCCACCTGGGGAATCGGCGAGTGGGCCATCGTCGGCCTCGGTGCGTACTTGTTCGTGAAACTCACGCAGGACGTGAAGAAAACGAGTCGCAAGGTGCGCCGCTACAGCAAGTCGCGCGCTAAGAAATCAGCCAGGAGAGAAAGCCTGCTCAAAGAATTGAGGAGTCTGTAATGCCTTACCTGAGACAAGGTTCCGCGATGCCGCACGCGATACCCGCTGCCATCGCTTCCCGCATTGCAAGGATGCGGAAGTTACCGAATTACGTGAGGACGCACGGGACGGGCGATTACTTTTCGCTCGCCACTCCGATGCCGATGTCGAGCCCTCTATATATGTCTGCTGGTCAGATGGGGCTCACGTCGAATCAGGCGGGCCGCAATTCGGGCTTAGGTTGCGGATCAGGCGGCGGCTGCACTTGCGGCGGCGCCTGCAAGAACGGCGGTCTCGGTTTCACGATGCCTACAGACTGGAGCTTCCAATCTTCAAGCATTGCCGACTCACTGGGGATCGGACCATTCGCAACATCCTATCCCGTGATCGGAACTGATATTCCGAACTGGGTCTGGTACGCACTCGCTGGAGCGATAGCCTTGGGAGTCTTTAAGGGACGATGAAAGGGTTAGTCTACTTCCGGTTATTTTGTTGTGTGGCGCTCTTCTGCGCTGTCGTTCAAGGTCTGCGCGTTGACGGCGTTCGCGCTCTGAATGACTCAAGGCTCATCTGGAACAATGAGAGGTTTGGCGGCGATGCCTTTGGGTTTGTTGAATCCTCGATCCGTCACGCACTTGGCGCAAGCAATCCTGAGCAGGTCGTAGTTAACCGGGTTGCTTTCGTAGCAACCGTCACAGAGCAGAGAGCCGAGCGTGGGATGGCTCATGCCGGGATGCTCCATGAAACCAACGGGAGCGCCTTGCTGCAACACATGGATGCAGGACACGTATCCCATGCCACCATTACCGTGAACCCGACACTTGGCAAACTTCGGTTTCTTCAGATGCACTGGCACGGTGCTGATCGGAATCATCTTGTCGCTCATGCCTACACGATACCAGAAAGCGCCAACACATGAAAAGACAGCGGTGGTTAATCCAGTTACGTTTGTTTTGTTGTTTGGCGCTCTTCGGGGCCGTCGTTCAAGGTCTGTGCATTGACGGCGTTCGCGCTCTGAATTATTCGATCAACTCGCCCATGTGTTCGCAGACGAGCCTAGCTCGGTTCCGTTCATATGGAAGGCCGTACTCTTGTTCAATAACTTTCACCTCTCCGTCTGCCAGCCTGTATCCCGTGCCACCGCAGAACATCGCCCCCTCTATTGCCGGCAAACACACCCACACGGCTATTTCATGGTCGATTGTCTCTGCAAGTGACTGCATCCCAAGTTTCGCAGCAGTGATCGCACATGCTTTTCGGATCACAAATTGTGTCGTAGGCATTTCAATCACGATAGCTTCAAAGCGCGCACGCCGTCAAGGCCCACTAGTACTATCGACCGTTCAGGAAAGCGCCAACACATGAAAAGACAGCGGCGCAAACGGAACGGCATGTTCGACTTCCTGACAAAGAAGCGGGTGACCTACCACGGCCACATAGCCAGAGGACCGCGTAAGCCACGTCGGATGGCGAAGTTCAAAGGCGTGCAGGTCTGGAAACTGCCGGATGGTTCGTACACCACAGGGATTGACAAGGACTCGCACCACGATACTCTGCGGGACGCGCAGCGCTTCATCGCATCGTGGAAGAAGAATCCCGCCAAGTTCGACCGCTGCGTATCGAAGGTAAAGAAGTCGCTGAAGAAACAGCGGCGCTCCGGCAACGCCTACGCGATCTGCTCAGCGGCGGGGCCACGGAACCGAGGAAAGAAGCGGCGCAACATCGTACCCCTGAGCGCTTGGGATGTAATCGCGGCTCCCAGTCTGACACAGCAACTCGAAAAGGCCGGCTCACAACTGAAGCGCGCGGTGGGTGTCGGGCGGAAGAAAGATAGGAAACACAAGAGACGCAACCCCACACGGCGCAACACCGTGGAAGCGGCAGAGCGTGAATACCAAGCCACGCACGGACGGCCCGCAGAGAAGCGGACGGTCATCAAAAGGGTACTGCACGAGCACAGCGTACTGCCGGGATGGGGCAAGCTGGAGCGCCTCGACATCGAATCGATCGGTGGCGGGACAGTCCGAGTGGAAGGCTTCAAAGGCGCACTCTTAGCATTCAACGAACAGCGGAAGACGCGCCCGCAGTTGTTCATCGAAGGCGGCGATCAGAGCGTCGATTTGCGGAAGTTCGGGATTCAACCGCCCTACCACGAGACGGAAGTACTCGGTTTGTGCAAGCGGGTGTACTACTTCACAACGAAAGATCACTTGCGACCGGAGGACGGTGGAACCGCGACATACAAGCACTCCTTCCGGTTCGGGAAGCGGAAGCCGACGGTCATCTATGACACCGTGAACAAACTGCTTTCCTTTGCAGGGGGGAAGTACACGATTTTAGACGAAGGGATCGACAACTGATGGCGAAAAGAGCAAAGCGTTATTACATCACGCCAGATCGCGATTTCAGCGGTAACCGTCAATACGCGATTCGCGTAAGGGCCAGCGGTGGAGTCGTAACGCGCCGTCGGACAAAACGCGAAGCACAAGCCGCGATGCGTGAATTAGAACGAGAGAATCCACGCCGCAAGGCTTCAAAGCGCGCACGCAGGAAAGTCTCACGCCGTAATCGACCGTCGAGAAAAGCGCGAACACAAAGAAGAAAGCGGACAACTCGAAGGCGTACAACTCGGCGTAATCCAACCATGAAAGGTCGAGCGCCAAAGAATCGTTGGATCAAAGCCAAGGCTGTGAAGATCAGCCGGGGAAAGATATTCATCAAGCGATGAACACTCACACCACTCTATCGGCAGAATCCAAGCGCGTCCTTGACGCTATCGGGCATGGCATGCGTCTCACTATTCCGAAACAACCGCTGAACGCCGGACCCAGACGGGCTGTACTGGCGCGAGTGATTGTCAATCCGGCGTATCCCAAAGAATACCAAGAGGCAGAGTTCGATGTGAGCACTGCCGCCGTTTCAGAACTCATTTCCTCGGGGCTCATCGGTGAGATTCCTGAACACCGAACGAATCAGAAGAGCGGATGGCGCGAGTCAGGTCTTCCGGGCGATACGCACAGGATTTACGCATGCATCCAGTAACATTCTCGCTCTGTCATACCACGGCCCGTCTCCCGGACGGCTGGAGGAAAGCCACACAAACCTGGTTCGACGCCTGCGACAACCCGCGCGACGTGGAACACGTGCTCGTGACTGACTGTGGGTTCACTAGCGAAGTCTCGTGCTTCGAGGCGATCTTTCCTCGGATGCAGTGGCGCCAGAACACCGGCAGACGTTGTGCAGTGGACGGCTGGAACACATCGGCCAGATTTGCGGAAGGCCAGTTCCTTATCACCTTGGCGGACGACTGGTTCCCCTGTCCGCACTGGGACACGCGCATCAAGCAACTCGTGCCAGACATGACGAACCCCGTCGTTCTGGACGTGAACACGGGCGGCGATCACGACATCCTGACTTTCTCCATGTTGACCAGGCCGTATCTCGAGCGATTGATCCAGGAATACGGCTACGAAGGCTTCTTTTATCCCGAGTACTTGGGAATGATGGCCGATACCGAGTTCGGAGAAATCGCGCGGCTGGACGGCGTGGTCCTGAAGGCGAAGCATCTGCTCTTCCCGCACGATCACCCGAACTACACCGGCAAGCCGATGGATTCCATTCATCAGTGGCAGCATCGCAGGGAAGCGCTGAAGACCGGCGAAGAGGTATTCCTTCGCCGCATGGAGCAGCTGACGAAACGCAAGCTTCCGCGCTTTATCGACAAGCCGGGGATGCCGCCGCTCAATGAACTGTTCGGGATTCGGTGGGAAGCGGGAGCCTTGAAGCACTTGGTTGAGCATCCCGAGCAAGTGATCGCCGAAGAGACACGCAAGTATCGCGCTGCGGCCGCGATTCGAGAGGCGACGTACTACATCGGCGAAGAGTGCGAAGCGAAAACTCCCTATGGCTGGAGACCGGCCTTCGTCACAGTCTGCCGGCGCGACAAGAACGACAACTTCACGTATCGCGTGGAAACCTCGAATCACATGGAGTTCGAGCTTCGCGCGCAGGACATCCGCCGAAAGCCTCAGAGGGCGAACGCGGAAAAGGCTCAACCAACGAAAGACAGCGGAGAAGAGCCCCAACAACAAAAGAGTAACGAACTCATCCTGGAGAACAAGTAATGGCACAAGTCACACGGATTCGAACCATCGTAAATCGAGGTCGAAAAACAACTCGATCGCGCACTCGCTCACGGTCGAGAAGTCACAGGCGCAGAGTACGGCGCAATTCCGGCGAGATCATCGGCTACACCCTGAGCTCAAACCCAGGGAGAAGGAAAAGGAGAAATATGGCAAAGACGAAAACAAATCGTCGCCGGCGTCACGCCACGAGGCATAACCGGCGACGGCATCATCGGCGTCGGAATCCGGGTTCGGTTTCCGTGACCCGATTCAACCGGCGTCATCACCACCGGCGTTACCGCAGAAACCCGGGCGGCGCGGGTCGGCTGGTCGATCTCGGCATGACGGCGTTATTCACGGTCGTGGGCGCGGTCGGATCGAAACTCGGCACGCAAATGCTGCTGGGCGCGAACAACGTGGGGCTGATCGGCTACGCGGGCAACGCGGCAGTGGGCGGCGTGTTGTGGTTCATCGCGGAAAAATTTGTCCACAACAAAGCGGCGGCCAATGGGATGATCGCCGGGACTGCGGTGCAAATCGTGATCCGGCTCATCAACGACTACACGCCGTTCGGCCAGTACGTATCGAACCTGGGAGTGGGGGATTATCAGGCGCAAGCCTTCGTGACTCCTCAAGTGTTGGTCGATCCGTACAATTCGGCGCAGATTTCCATTCCCGCAGGTTGGGGCGCTCCCGCGGCGCTCCCTGCCGCGGCGGGCGCGGGACTCAGCGGCTCAATCTATGACGGCCAGGGGAACCTCTACTAAAGAGAACCAGGGCCAAACAATTCAACAAAGGAGTAACACACAGCTATGTCGTATCGTACCGGACTCGGTGGGACGATCCTGAGCGCTACAGAAGCGATGCAGGCTCGTAACACAAACTCGATCATGCAGGGCTGGGTAGATCGAGGCCCCTGGCAATACTGGGACACCCTCACTCTTCCCCGCTCCGCGACTGCCGCCCTGCAGCAGCAGTATCAACCGTTCTCGGTTCCGATCGGACAGCAAGATCCGCTGGCCTCGATCGCATCGGGAACTACCGTAACCAAAACCAAGCTCCAGACCAACATGACGGAGGGCAACAAATTTCCGCCTCCGCGCTGCTTGTTACTGGAAGCCATCGGCTTCTACTTCAGCTCGCAATGGCTGAAGGCCGACATGGACAAGATGCTCGATTCCTGCTGGATGGAGTTGCGAATCGACGACAAAATCTTCCATGAAGGCCAGCTCTGGCAATTCCCTCCGGGCGCGCGCATGACCGGCGTGGATTCTGTGGACGGAGCTTGGGGCCTGGGCGTTCCGGCGCCGTTCTACATGCGACGTTACGGTTCGTGGTCGAAGTACATCGCACCGGAACAACGGTTCTCGATGACGATCAACTTCGGCGGCGGACTGGTAACTGTCCCGTCCCTTTCGTCGGGCGGTACCACCACCGGGGCTTATCCCGGCGTGCTGGTAGTCTTCCTCGACGGCTTGACCGATCGCTCGGTGCAGTAACACTGAGAGCCAATCTGTCGGAGGATGGCTTTTGGATCTTTGAGGGGAGTTCCGACTTTAGGGCTCCCCTTGATCTTAAAACTTGAAGGACTGGAGTTTTCTGGTAGTAGACTGAGTGTATGGTTAAAGCGCTCAAGAAATGGTTGGTTCATCTTCGCTGGAAAGCGACACGGTTCGCATTGCAGGTCCGCTGTTTCGCTCTCGGGCATCGGAAGCAGTTTTGCTTCGTTCGGGGACGCGCGCAGCAATTGGAATGCTTGCGATGCGGTGAAGTGTGGGTCAACATCGAAGAGATCAAACGCAGAGATATAGAGCGCGAACAGGAAGCGGAACGCCGGAGGGCGGAAGAAGACCGGCGCATCGGAATCCTCATGGGAGAACAGAAAGCAGTGGAGTGAGATGTACACCTCGCAGCAATGCACGGAACACAACTCGGCCTCGCCAATCACGCAAGCGGACATCGACCGCGAGAACGCGAAGATAGCGCGCGTGGCGGCGATCTTCCAGAACGGCAACAAGGCTCTGTCAGACATCATCTCGATTCTGACGCCTCCGGTTCCTACAGGATCGTGTTCCGATTTCACCACTTCGGCTTCGATGCGGAACACCTCGCCGTTTCCAGACTATGCGATCACGGGCGCGACGTTGTCGCCTGCAACCGGCCTCGGTAGAGTGAGACGCCGCCGTGGAATGCGCGGGTGGGATCAGATGTTGCCGACTGGTTCTTACGCGACTCCGCAACCGGGCTTTCAGTTCGACGTATCGAATCTGATTCCCGTGTGGGGCTGTCCATCTCAGCAAGCGACAGAGCCAAGCATGGTGGGCGGGCCTTCCGCTTCGCCGTCTGTCGCTGGTGCCCAGGTGCCTCCGTCCTCTTCGTGCTGGCCTTGGCCGTGCCTACTCATTGTGCTCGGCGGGCTTGCCATGTTGATGCCTTCCGGGAAGAAGCGCGCGGAGCGGAAGCGGAGGCGGAAGTGACGCACTGGAATCCATTGTGGGGGCCGGCGCTCGCTGTTGGAACTTACTTGCTATCAGTGTCGATTGGACTCTTGATCGCACGGTGTATTCGCTTGCGGAGGAAACGGTGAACCTTCGCACGCTGAAACTCTCGGACCTGCAACTGGGCGACTGCTCGCGCTGGTTCACGCCCTCCGGGACGCAGTTCCTTGAACTGCCGTTGATCCTCCCGTACTTCAAGCAAGTGACTGCCGGTCAGGTATTGGACGATGAAGAGGTAGGAACGCCGCCTGAGTATCCGTTTATCTGCAAGGCGATCGGGTTTACCGGAGCGACGCCGGGAACGTTGGTGCAGATCCAATGGCCCGATGGCCGGTATCTCTCGAATCCTGGCATTGACTTCTTTTCGTTCGTCGGGACGGGACGCCGCGGCCGGCTGATCGATCCACATAAGAAGATGCCACCCGCGTCGAAGATCATCCTGAACATCGACAACACGGGCAACGATACCGCGAACCTTGAGATTTACTTCGAGGGTTGCCTTCTTATTCCACTGGTGGGAGCATGAACGCACTACTTTACTACTGTCTTCTTTGTTGTTTGGCGCTCCCCTCAGCCTTCGGCAACGAGTTGAGACTTGACGGCGTTCGCGCTCTGAAGCGATTCAGCTTCGTCAATTACGTTTCTCCACGCAATAGTCAAATGTTCGGGATCAAACTCAACCGCGATCTTCCATCCGTGAATCAAGCGGAGCCGTTTTGCCTCAGTCATCGATTGAACCGGCGTAGCAATTCCTCGATCATTAATCACGAAGATCATGACAACCAGTCTGCCTCAAAGTGCGCACGCCGTCAAGGTCCAGGCGTACTATCGAACTCCGAGGAAAGCGCCAACAACAAAAGAAACATGAGAACAGAGCATGTCTAGCAGTCCTTTCCCTCAATTCGGTAACATCTTCGCGCCTCCCTGGTATGGTTTCAGCCGGGTGTTGCCGGGAATCCGGGACATGGAGAACGATCTAGACTTGCCGCAGACCATCGTGGCGCAAGGCGTGGTCTCACGGTCAAATCAATTGACCATCGATAACGATGCGGACTTTCTGTGCCGGGAGATTCAATTCGTTGTTCCGGCTTTTGCCGTGGCCGCGCCCGCGCCCTCCGATCTCCGGGTACGAATCCGCGACGGCGACGGGCGGCTGTTCACTTCCGATTTCGTGCCCATCTTGGATTTGAATGGGCCGCTTGTCCCGCCGTGGCCTCTGCAACGCGCCTCAGTCTTGCTCATCGACTTTCAGAACTTGGCCGCCGCGCCCAATCAGACGGCCACAGTGTGGATGGTCCTGAAGGGATGGAAGCGGATCACCTGTGCAGACCGGACAGACTGGAAGAGCCCGTACACGCCTCTCTATCAGCGGTATTTGCAGCCCTCGGCCGATTACGACGTGGAGGACTTCGAGTATCCCAAAACGATCGTAACGACTGGCGCGGTGGATCAACTTCGATTTCCGATCCAGACCGACAACGATGCGGACTTCTACTGGCGAGGAATCACGGGCGACTGGAACACGGCGAACAACGACGTCGCGGTAACGGGGAATTGCGGAATCACGTTCTACGATCCATCCGGGTTGCCGATGGCTCAGGCTCCGCTCATTGTGCCATGGGGATCTCTCGCTTCCGGGCCGTTCCGGGAATTAGTTCTCGCGTCAGGTGGCGGAAGGCCGGCTCCGCTCTATCCCGAAGTCTTCATCCCACGCGGGGGAATCATCACGGCCGACTTCAGCTTCGGCGCCGCGGTTACGCTCAGATTCTCGTTGCGTGGGGTGAAGGTCTACAGTAAGGTGTGCCCGACATGACACGACGAATCGGACACTTTCCCGCATTCGTTGCACTTTGCAATCCAACTCATGACAACGAGTGTGCCTCAAAGCGCGCACGCCGTCAAGGTCCAAGCGTACTATCGACCGTCCAGGAAAGCGCCAACACAAAAGAAAAGACGTGCAGTGTATGAGCCCATCGACAACACAGCAAACCCCGATCGAGCGACCGCATTGGTACGTCCAGATCTTCCCGAATCCCAATCTGGTGGCAGGTTCGACATTGTTGGGCGTGGGGCTTCGGATCGATACCGATGCGCCGTTCCGCTGCGTGGGCGTCGCGGTCTACACCGTCAGCGCGGCCAGCGTTCCCTTGGCGGGCGGCGGCAACGTTGCGCAGCAACTTCGCTTCACGAGACCAGACGGGACGTGGTTCCAGCGGGACATCTTGTCAGCTCAGCAAGTGAATCCGTTCGATGCAGGCGCCGTGAACGGCGCCGGAGGACAGAACGCACCGTTCTTTGAGTACTTCACGCCGTTACATCCCAACATCCTGTACCCGGCCGGCTCAGTCATATCGATTGACCAGCAAGGACTCGCTGCGAACGAAGATGTTCTGGTAGTGGTGGTCTTTGTCGGGACGAAGATGTTCCGGCCTGGTCAAGTCTGGTGGCCGACGTATCCACCCAAATACCGGGCGCGGCCTTACTCGGTCTCCGGCTTCAATGTCCAGATCCCCTTGGCGCAGATCCCGATTCAAAACGTCAAGGTTCCGCAATCGACGCCAAACTATCCGAACCCCAACTCCGATGCGGATTTCGTGTGGCAGTTTGGATCCCAATCGGATTATCGGCCGAACTTCGCCGGCTTGGGGATCAGGATCAAGGACTGGACGGGCAAACCGTTCATGAACGACTACGTTCCTCTTGAATTGATCTTTGGGTTTGACAACTCCCAATCACCAGGACTGGTCTATCCTGAGATTTACATCCCACGGAATCAGGCGTTGTTTATCGACTTGAAGAGTCTCGTATGATGCTACGTTTTGCTTTTATGTTGGCGCTTTTCTCGGGGTTCGGTTACGGTCTGCCGCTTTCCGGCGTGCGCGCGTTGAGGCTTCCGCTCGGGATTGAGCAAGGCTTCACGGCGGGCCTCGGCCTCGGAGTATCGCATGCACTTCCCGCAGTGGAACTCACAGCGCGGCCAGCCACAAACGACGTAGCGTTTGACCAGGACGGGAAGTTCCAGGAACGCGATGACGAGCGTCTTACGCTGCCCAGTGACAACTTGGACGGCGTTGTCGTCGCGCTTGCTACGCTTGAGCTTCAGGACTTGGTAGAGCAGGCCGTCCACACCACGCAACACGTCTTTGGATTTGATCTGCAATGGCAGAACGATGATCCACTCCAGGTGGAGTTTCTTGCAAGCGCTGGTCGCGGGTTCTCCACAGAAGGTGCAGGTCATCTATCGGCGCGGCATGCCCTTCATGCCGTAATCGTCACGCGGAGTCCACGGGGCTTTTCTCAAGATCGGCGCATCGGCGGGATTCAACGTAGCGCGGTAGGCTTCAGCCTGCTCTTTCATCTTCAGCGTCAACCATTGACGGTAGGGCATTCCGCAGAAGTCGGGATGAACTTCACGGAGTGGAGTCGAGGCGGGATAGAGATCCGAGAGCGTCATAAGTGCTTGGGGCGTGATTCCGTCATCGCTGATCCACGCCCCTGCTCTGATTTACACCTAAGTTCCTCCTTTCGGTTCGATTGGCCGTCTCTCCGGCCTGTCACCGTTAGGACTAACGCACCACGGTCTAGCGGTCTGATTGAGGCACCGGAGCGCCAGCGTCCAGACGGAACGCCCAATTGCGGCGGTCGGAATTGCACCAACGATCTCCAGGTTATGAGCCTGACGAGTTACTGCTTCTCCACGCCGCGAAACGATTATCGTTCAAAGCGCGCACGCCGTCAAGCCCAAGCTTTGACGACCAGCGAGAAAAGCGCGAACATATAAGACGTATGGCCCAAGAGATACCACGTCAACTTACTCTTTCGTTCAAGGGAATCAAAGTGTATCCCGATCAGCCCAAGCCACAACCGGCTCCAAAGGTGAACCAATGAGTGGCATCTGCTTTCCGATCATCCCGCCGATCAATCCATTACGATTGGCGTCGAACTACCGGGATTACTACGGCAACCAGCACGAACGCTTGACGGAGTTGACGGACCCGATTGACGATGCAGGCTGCTACATACCGAGGATCATCCATGCGCCCGATACACAGACGGAAATCACGGGCGTCAAGGCGAACGGGTATCTTGAATACGCACTTGCGTTACCGACTGGTTCGTTCATCCTGGGATTTCTGCACACCTTCACGTCGGGGCCAAGTGCGAATGCAACCGATCCGCCCGTTACCAGCGGGTTTCAACTTCAGATCACCGACGTAGACCGGGATTACAAACTGTTCGAGAAGCCCATACCTGAAGCCTGGTTGCTGAATGACGCGCCGTCCTCGAATCCCCAGGCCGTGTTTGCCGCGGGACTCTACGTCTTGAATCCGTCCGTCCGCTTGCTTCCGGCGCCGTACCCCATCACGCCGCCCGGCATGTTAAAAATCGAGTTCTGGAACATGCTCGCCACTACCAACAATCTGATCCGGTTGAGTATGCTGGTGGCTATACCCGATCCTGATTTGAAGAAACGGAGCACCACATGATCCTGGGAAGGCGTAGGTTTATTCAAGGATGTTTTTCTTTTGTTGATGCTCTTCTAGGCGTTCGTTCGTTGCCTGAGACTAACGGCGTTCGCACTTCGCGCATCATTCTGGATCACGGCCAACGATCAGCCCACGAGTTCATCGGCTTGCAATGGACCTCGGCATTTGAAACGCAAAACAGCCAGATGCAAGCCCTCCAATTCTTTGACCGCGTGTACGCCGATATTCGGCGTGCCGGATCGCTTCAAAGCGCGAACGGGCAAATGGCGCAAGCAACGCGAGACACCAGAGAAGAGCGCCAACCTAAAGAAAGAGACGTGTAATCTATGGCCGCCGCAGTCCTCGGTTCTCAACAGCTCGCCCACGACTTTCAGGCTGCACGAACTACGAAGTACGGCATACCGATTCCACGTACCGCTTTGCCAGTTACCATCCTGGGCTTCATTGCATCAGGCGGCATGGCGGTACAAGTTGAGATATTGGAGTACACCGTCAAGGCGAATTGGTTTTGTCTCATCGATGAAATCCTACTGGGTTTCACTGGCGCACCGTTGAATCCGGGAGACGCGACGTTTACAGTGGATATCGACCGGCCGCTGGGCGTGACCAACTCAGGGTATTCAGAAAAGGACTACGGGGCCTTCCCATTTGCGGTTGGATCATTCACCCTGGGAAGGCTCTGGTGGTGCAACTTCCGCCACCGGAACAAGGAAACCATCCGGGTAAAGGTAACGGACAATATCGGCGTAGGAGCGGGAGTATTTCAAGCCGCTCTACTCGGATGGGAATGGCCGGAAACTTCACACGGTTCTTAACGTCATCTTCTTTAGGAGATTCTTTTATGTTGGCGCTTCTCTCATATGTCGGTAACGCTCACAAGTCTGACGGCGTGCGCGCGCTGAAGCGGTTCGGCTCGCTCGGTTCGTTGTTGTTTCTCGGGGCCTGCATCGCGTTCATTGCCGTACTGCCGGATCTTCTCAACTTCCTGACGAAATGGAAGTATTCGCTTGGCCGCGTTGTCAAAGCCGCGCTGGGGTTGGCGATCGTGCTCGCGGTGTTCGCGCCGCTCAGTTACTCACAGCAATCCAAAGTCTCGCCGGATTGCCCGATAAACCTGGGCGTACGATCCACGACGGGAATCAGCGTCGTATTCGACAACCGCCCCCAGACGCCAAATACGGCGCCGTGCAGCGAGTGGATCTTGATCGCTTCAGCGACAACGGCCAATATGTCTTTCACCGTGACGGCTCAGAAGGCCCAGGACAATGGCGTAGCGGGTTGTGCGGGTTGCTCATGGAGCACCTTTTCAGGGCTCACGCTAAGCGCGGAAGGACTCATCACGGCCAGCCAGGTAACGGCGGATTACATACGGATCAATCTGTCAGCCATCAACAGCGGGACGGTATCAGCAACGCTTTTAGGATGGCGGGACAATGCCGGATCGATTGCGAGCGGTCCTGGAACGGGGCCGTGTACAATTGCGGGCTTTACGCCTGGTTCGGTGCTCTTCATCGCATTGGGGCCTATCTGCGCGCAGGACAACGCGGCATTCTTTTGGGATGAGGCGAACAAGCGACTGAACATCGGCGGACCTGTGAATGCCGGGCCGGTTGTGTTCGCGTCCCTTCCGGCGCCCGTGAACGGGATGCAGATTTACTGTTCGGACTGTACGGTCACGAGCGCGATTGACGATACTTGCGCGAACTCTGGAAATGGTTCTCTGGCGGCGCGGATCAATGGAGTGTGGCGATGCAGAATCTAATCCGCTCTTTTTTTTTGGCGCTATTCGCCTCCATTGCGTTCGGACAATCGACTGTCACTTACATCCCTGGCCAGCCGATTGATCTCTCCGGCACGTCATACGTCAGGGTAGCGAATGGCGCTGGAGCGTCAACTACTACAGCCGGGGCACTGATCTACGACACCACGAACAAGAATCTGCACGCCGGAGGGAATGGCGTGGATAACTTTGTCGGGCTGATTCCGTCCGGTTCCGTGCCTTCTAATGGGAACTGCACTCAATTCTCTGTCGTCGGCAACGTGGTGACTTTAGCGGATGCGGGAGCACCTTGCGGGACAGCAGGAGCCAATCCAACCATCACGTTGACGAATGCGGCGGTTACCGGAACGACTCTGCACACCCTGACCAAGCTCGGGACGCTCGGCACGGCGCTGATTGCGACAGCCGGAGACACGGGAGGCGTCGTCGGTATAACGACGGCAGGCGCGGGGACAGTGGGGACAGCAACCATCACCACAGCGGGGAAGATCACCTGCGTCTTCGACGGCGCAACGACGGCGAACGATTACGTGCAAATCTCCAGCGGCACGGCGGGCGATTGCACCGACACCGGAGCGGCCACATATCCCACCAGCGGGCAAGTCATCGGACGAGTCCTGAGCACCAACATAGGTGCGGGGACATACACGATCGATCTGTTCCCGTCCGAGATCAAAGCGGCAACGGGCTCAGGTCTTGCAGACCCAGGAGCAAACGGAATCGTGCAGCGCACGGCCTTGAATACTACAGCGCCCGCCACGTCTCACAACCTCTCAGCTCCGCTCTTGTGCGCGGACTCTTCCGGCTCCGGCACGGTGCAGAGTTGCACCACATCTCCGACATTCGTGGCAGCAGCGGGAGACACGATCATCTACACCACTACGACAGCCAATACCGGAGCGTTGACTATCGCAGTCAATGGCGGAGCGGCGGCGGCAGTGAACAAATGGGGCGGATCGGCGGCGCTCGTTTCAGGGGACATCACGGCCAATAAGCCATTCAAGATGGTCTTCGATGCGGCGGGGCACTGGGATGTGGATGATATTGGAAATGCGCCGACAGGAGGCGGCGGCATCGCCCTGACCGCTCCAGTGAATGCGAACTGGACGGCGTTCAATACTGGATCGGATGTGGTGGTTCCATCTTGCGCATCGCTTAGCCGTTGTGAATGGGCATCGGCGGCTCTCGGCTCTAAATCGGCTACTGGGGTCGCTACGCCTCTTCCAACACCCCCATACACCGCAACCTTCCGCATCTGGCCATCATGGAATAAAACGGCTAGTAATTTTGCGGGGATCGGCTGGGCAGACGGGACTGTCGGGACACCTGGAAAACTGGTTGTTTGTGGAGCTTTTACTCCTGGCTCAAACGGCTTCCCAGTTATGCATTGTGAAAACGACAACAGCCCGACGAGTTTCAACGGCACTATTAATCCCGTAACGGGCTACACGGATGGGACCAATTATCAACTCTGCATTGGCCCATATTGGGGCCAATTGATTGATGACAATACCAATTGGACAGTTCAATATAGCTGCGA